CTCCTAATGATCATTTCTTATTTACTGATGCATGGAATCCTACTATTATACAATTAAAGTACATTAACGATTTAGAACATCTAAATTGGACATTCCACGGTCTATGGCACGCAGGAAGTTATGATCCACACGACTTTTTAGGTAATATTAAAGACGCATGGGTTAGACTTGCTGAAAAAAGTATGTACACTGCATACACTCATAACTATTTTGCTACCGAGTTTCACGTAAGAATGTTTTTTAACAATGTTATACAAAATGGTTATCCAAGTGAAAATCCATGGTACGACGAGGATTGGGACGAAATATACGACGATGGGTCTATTATAAAAACAGGTTGGCCTATGGAGTATTTAGAAGATACGCTAACTCCTTATAAAAATTCAGAAAAACGTGATCTAATATTGTTTCCGCATAGGGTTGCTCCAGAAAAACAAGTTGATATTTTTAGATCATTAGCTATGCAATTACCGCAATACGATTTTGTAGTGTGCCAAGACGAGAAGCTAACTAAAGACGAATATCATAAATTATTAAGCGAAGCAAAGATTGTGTTTAGTGCTAACTTACAAGAAACCCTAGGCATAAGTTGTTACGAAGGCGCATTGCTTGGTGCTATACCAATGGTACCCGATAGACTAAGTTATAAAGAAATGTATATGTATCATTTTAAATACCCGTCAGAATGGTCTATTAGTTACGAAAATTACGAAACGCACAGTTATGATTTATGTAATAAAATTATTTATTATATAGAAAACTATGATAGTATAGCGCATTATGTAAACACCCAAGCAGAATATTTAACAAAAGAGTTTTTTAACGCAGAGAAATTATATGATAGATTCAAATAAAGATACGATTACATTTACTATGGATGGAGATGCACATGTTCGTATACCGGCGTTCGATGCAAGTACATTATCGGCATACACGGCGTCAAATGTTATGAGTGGAACAGCAGCAGCAAGTGATACAATTACTATCACAGGTTCTAATGGTGTATACGGGTATAATACTATAGCTACTAATTTAACAAGTAATTACTATGCATATAACGGAATAGGAGGTAGTACATTAAGTAGTAACGGTAGCTGGAGTAACTCAACTGCAATGAACGGACGACCTTTTATAGATGCGTTTCCAGAATGGGATGCATTTAAGAAGTTATGCGACGAATATCCAGGTTTAGAAAAAGCATACGGAAATTTAAAAACAATTTATGCAATTTGCTATGAGGATAGCATGTTACCAAAGGACGACGAATGAAAGTAGTAAAATATAGTTGGGCACAATTAGAAGGTGCCGCATTAGAGATAGCACGCCAAGTTCAAGCTGCTAATTGGAAACCAGATTACATTGTCGGAATCACACGCGGGGGACTTATCCCCGCTAACTTACTTAGTCAGTATCTCGGAGTTAAGATGCTAACATTACATGTTAGTTTACGTGACCATCCAGACGACAATGAACATAATGCATGGATGGCTTGTGATGCATTTGGTGTTACTGATGACGAACTAGCAAGTACCGGACGTGCTAAAAACATTTTAATTGTAGACGATATTAACGATTCGGGTGCAACACTCGATTGGATTAAAGAAGATTGGCAATCATTATGTTTACCAGATTCTATAAGATGGAAACACGATGTTTGGCATAAAAATGTAAGATTTGCTACAGTGTTTGATAATTCTGCTAGCAATGCACATGTTGATTATTGTGCTGAAGAATTTGATAAACGAGACGATCCGATTTGGATTGACTTTCCATGGGAAAACTACTGGAAGAAATAATGGAACTACATTCAATAGCTAAGAAACACGGTATACGAAGCATAGACGTTGAACAATTTTATGCTGCAGGTGATAACTATTCGTTAGATTGGTCAAGATCAAACCTACCAAGCGAAAGAGCAAACGTTACACGGTCATTAACTGTTAAAATACACGAGAACGATTTTATAAAGTTAATTGACAAAGCTGAAAAGTGCGAAGACTGGAATAAAAAATATTATGAAGATATGTATGTTAGAGATTCTAATCCAACTGTTAAAGCAGCATACGAAAAATATCAAATGTTTTTAGAAATAGCAAGATCGGAGGTAAAAAATGACAGATTTAACTAAAGAAGAATTACAAGAAAAAATTGCACAAGTAAAACGTGATATTGCTAAACATAGCGATTCAAACAATCAACGTATGCTGTTAGGTTTGTCACAATATCTAGAATACTTAGAAGACGACTTAAAAACATTGACAAAGAACTCTTAACTAATAAATAACAATGGGCAATCATGATAGGAATGCCCATTTTAAAAATCAATTATGTAAGGAGTAAGGAATCTTATATGTCATCTAATAACAATATATACTATGTCTATGTATACTTAGATCCAAGAACACCAGGTCAATATGTTTCTACATTTTGTTCACTGTTATTTAAACCATTTTATGTAGGTTACGGTAAAAATAATCGATTATTTGATCATCTTAAAGAAGCACGGCCTACACGAAAATATAAAAATTCACATAAATTAAACACAATTAGAGAATTAACTAGATTGCAGTTATTACCAATAATTTTTAAAGTAGCCACTAATCTATCTGAAGAAGATGCAGTAGAATTAGAGACTAAATTAATTTTAGAATTTAGAAACTATAAAATAACAAATATTCGTGAGAGAGGGTGGGTGTCCCATCAAACTGCAAGGAGTAACCCTGTTCGTAACTTACAACCGCACATTGGGCTAAGAACAGACACATTTACAGTATACAATACTAACATCAAAGAACATACTATTATTAAGAAATCTAAATTATTAGATTTACAAGAGGCTAATAGTCATCATGATATTATTGTTACAACCGGTATTAAAACAAGAATTGGTGCTAACACTACTATGGCAAGAGTAGGTACTAATAATGGCATGTATGGTAGATCTGCAACTAAAGGGTATAAATGGTGTATAATTAACAATGTTGAATATTTTTTATCTAAAAAAGATGTTGACTTTTACTTAGAAAACAATTATAATATTACATATGGTAGATTAAATAAACCTTCTAAACAGAGAATAATTTTTGAAGGTGAACTTAAAGGAAAATACCGAACTAATCAAGATATTAGCGATAATCCTACACAATGCTATCAAATTGGATTAATTTGGAAACATGATAAACCTACTTTTAAAAATCACAAACAAATATAACAGGAATTAAAATAATGAGCTTTGATAAAACTAAAACAGATCCAGCGTTAGGTAAACGAGTAAGAGAATATTTAATTAGTAAAGGAGTCGAAACTCCGATTAATAATACAGCCCTAGTAGTTGATAATAAAACAAAAATTGACATTATTGAAAACGCATTTACAACAATATGGTCAACATTAGGAATGGACTTAACAGATGATAGTTTAGCAGAAACACCAAATCGAATGGCTAAAATGTACACAAATGAAATATATTTTGGACTTAAAGAAGAAAACTTTCCAAAGTGTACTACTATTAAAAACAAAATGGGCTACAATGAAATTGTTGTGGAAAGAAATGTAAACATACAAAGTAATTGTGAACATCACGGAGTTGTAATTGACGGCTTTGCAACAGTTGGTTATATTCCAAACGAGGTTGTACTTGGACTAAGCAAAATTAATCGTGTAGTTGAATACTTTGCAAAACGTCCGCAAGTACAAGAAAGATTAACCGAACAAGTATTCCATGCATTAGAATACATATTAGGCACTGATAATATTGCAGTAGTTATTGATGCAAAACATTATTGTGTTGCTGCAAGAGGTGTAGAAGATACTGGCAGTTCTACTGTTACTAGTAAGTTAGGTGGTGCATTTAAAAACGATCCAACTACTCGTGCAGAATTTATGAGTATTGTAAACAAATAAGGAGAGTTATGAAAGACTTAAAACCACAAATTCCAGCAGTAGGCATTATGAAAACAAGTGACTGGGGTAACAGTAAAATGTATAAAATTCAATGCACATGCGGCAACGACGATGACAATATTGAGTTTATGGTCGAGGCAGATGACCTTAATATGATTACTGTAACTACATTTACAACGCAAAAAACTGCGTACTGGGATAGACCATTTGATGTTTCAAACACATACAAAATTAAAAATTCGTTTTTAAGCAGTATTGCATACGAAACATTGAGCTTTCTTAACGGGTTTCAGCATCGTATTAAAATGACATGGAATTTGTGGTTTAATGGTTATCTTAAATATCAGCAGTCTACTATAATGTCCGAGCAACAAACATTAAACTATGCAGAAGCATTGAAGTCTGCAGTTAACGATTGTCAAGAATTTCATAAAGAGGCTTACAATGAAAAAAACTAAAGAGAATCTTGAGCATAGAATCCAGCTCAAAAAAGACGAGATTGAGCGGTATATGGACAGAATTAAAAACTATCCGGCTGACAGATTGGAACGCAATGGTAAGCTATATCTTCAAAAATTACAACATAATCTTATTATCTTAGAGAACAAGGTAGACAACCGTGAAGGTCGTCGTGAACTTAACGCGTCACTAGGATATGCTAGAATCGGATTAAACAATGTTTAAGGAATAACAGGTGACTGACTATAAACAACATATTTTAAAACATTCTTTAAATCCAAACAATCATAATATAACCCGCTATGTAACATTTATTGAGCATTGTAAAACCTTAGTACTTAATGACAAATACACCGAAACTCATCATATCGTTCCTAAGTCATTTGGCGGATTAGATAATATTAACAACTTAATTACGTTAAGTGCAAGGCATCATTATATAGCACATTTATTATTAGCAAAAGGCACAAATAGTCCTAAAATGATTAAAGCATTACACTTAATGGTGTATTCTAAAACTGGTGATGTATGCCGATCTTATAAAATAACCAATAGAGTGTATGCATACCTTAGAGAATCGCATGCAAAGGTTGTAAGTAATTATAGTAAAGGCACAGTGGTTGCAAAAAATTTGAATACTTTAGAAATTAAACGAATTCCTAAAGAACTTTTTGACAAATATAACGGTATTATATATGTTGCATTAGCAAAGGGTAGAAAAGACAGTATAGCAACTGTTAACAAAAAAAGAGAAGCTAGTAAACGACCACGCATAGTTTGTCAACAATCTATAGTTAGAAGCCAAACTGCATCTAAATACTCTTACTGTACACCTAAAGGATTTTGTAACACTAGTAAAGAACTACTAACAGTTTATCCAACATTTACTAAAAATACATTGACTATTATTAATAATGATGTTATTATAACACATAAATTTGCGTCAATTCATAATGAGTTTTCAACGTTTGTTGGAAAATCTTTTAAAGAATTTGGTATAACTAAATTAATCAAGGATAATACATGTCACACATTAAAATAAGCGAGATATTTTACTCACTGCAAGGCGAAGGGCGATTTATGGGAGTACCGTCAATTTTTTTACGAACATTTGGTTGCAATTTTCGCTGTAGAGGTTTTGGAATGCAAAACGGTGAATTAAGTACGGAAGCTTTGGATCTTGCAAAATCTGCATCATTATATACAAGCTATAATTTACTTCCATTAGTAACTACTGGTTGTGACTCATATGCTGCGATATATCCGCAGTTTAAGCATTTAAGTCCAGCTATGTCTACTGATGAAATTGTAGACAGAATGATTGCGCTGTTACCTAACGGTGAATGGGGTGGAGTACACTTAGTAATTACAGGCGGCGAACCATTATTACCAGGTTGGCAACAAATATATCCAGAATTACTAAGACATCCTAAACTTGCAGACTTAAAAAACATTACATTTGAAACTAATGGTACACAAGAACTATTAAACACGTTTGAAGATTACTTATATCAAGAACGTCGGTATCAAACTACGTTTTCAATTAGTCCTAAACTAAGTGTAAGTGGTGAGCCTAGAGAAAAAGCGATACGTCCTGAAATTGTAACCGAATATCAATTTTCAGGGCATGGGTCATATTTAAAGTTTGTAGTAGCGTCTGAAGATGATGTTACTGAAGCACTCGAAGTAATGCAGTTATACAAAGATAAAGGATTTAAAGGTGAAATTTACTTAATGCCAGTAGGCGGAGTAACTGAAGTATACAATCTTAATAATCAGCGTGTAGCTGAACTTGCATTACAACACGGATTGAGATATAGTGATAGACTTCACCTCCCTCTCTTCGGCAACAACTGGGGAACATAATGTTTGGAAATTTTATAAAAAAAGTGTTTAGTGGCGAAAATCCACAATTAAAACACCAACAAGAAGTACAAGCGGCAATTAAAGCTAAACAACAGTTAAAAGCTAAACCAAAAACTAAAGCTAAACCAAAAGCTAAAGTTGCTGTCGAGAAAGCACCGTTAACTGAAAAAGAAAAAGCAACACTAAAACAAGAACCATGGGTAGATGTAATCGGTTTTAGAGTTAATCCAGACAATGTCAGAAACGGATTCTTTGAAATCGATTGGAATGATTACTGGATTGAAAAATTAAAACAAGAAGGGTACGGTTTTGATGGTGATCCAGAAGATGAAATTGTAGGTCGTTGGTATAGAGATATCTGTTACAATGCTGCAGCAGCGGAAGGTATTGATATTACAGATCAAGATTTTGGAATCCTTAAAGTTAACAAACTATAGAGAGGTAACATGGCATTTATTGAAGTAGATACAGCAAACTTGTTTTCTAGAGCGCGTCATTCTGTAAAAGGAAGTGACGATATTAAGCTCGGTATGGCATTACATATTATGTTTAATGGTATTAAGAAAACATGGAATGATTTTGACGGACATCACGTAGTATTTTGTTTAGAAGGGCGTAGTTGGCGTAAAGATTTTTACAAGCCATACAAAGCTAATCGTGCAGAAACTCGTGCAGCAATGACTGTTAAAGAGCAAGAAGAAGATAAAATATTTTGGGAGGCATTTAACGAGTTTTGCGAATTTGTACGTGATAAAACTAATTGTACTGTATTACAACATCCGCGACTAGAAGCAGATGATTTAATTGCCGGATTTATTCAAATGCACCCAAATGATAAACATATCATTTTTAGTACAGATACTGACTTTCAACAATTAATTAGTCCTACTGTTAGTCAGTATAACGGTGTTGCTGATCATCACATTACACACGAAGGGTACTTTGATGCTAAAGGCAAACCTATTAAAGATAAAAAGACAGGTGAAAACAAACAACCATTTGATCCAGAGTGGATGTTGTTTGAAAAGTGTATACGTGGTGATACTAGCGATAATGTATTTTCAGCATATCCAGGTGCTAGAACAAAAGGCACTTCGAAAAAAGTAGGATTAACTGAAGCATTTGAAGATCGTAATACTAAAGGATATTCGTGGAATAACTTTTTATTACAAAGATGGACTGATCACAACGGCGTAGAACATCGTGTAATGGACGATTACGAACGTAACAGAACATTGATTGATTTAACACAACAACCAGAAGACATTCGTAAAATAATTGAGGATACTATTACCGAAAATGCTAAACCAAAAGAGATATCACAAGTGGGTGTCCGAATGATGAAATTTTGTCAATCATACGAAATGAAACGCATTGTCGATAGCATACAACAGTATTGCATCCCTTTCCAAGCTAACTATTCAAAACAATAATATGAAAAAAATTACATTACTTAAAGAAGAATTACTTGAAATTTTAGAAGTTTTAGAAAAATTTCCAGATGTAGAAAAAATAGAAGTAGGGTATGACGGATCTAGTGGTATTGGATACTTGCTAGAAATTTCGTTTCCGTACATAGTAAATGAGGTTGCTACTACTCAAACAATTGAAATATCAGGTGTAGATACATGGTAGAAATCGAACTACATGCAAAACCGATCGTAGATGGTAAATTTTGGATTGTAGAACAAGACGGTTTAAAAATTGCTACTTTACATAAAAAAGAAAATAAGTATGTACTAAGTAGCAATAACAACGAAGTAATGTTTAACAAAAAAGAAGAACTTACTAAGCAATTTGGATCAGGATTCTTTTTATCTAACAACAATGTAAAAGTATCATCAGTTGATACTAATGAATGTTATGGGTTTCCAACTAGCTGTAAACCATATAATTCAGTATACGATGTTAAACGTAAATTACCGTTATTTACCAAGAGCGATCAAAGTAAAAGTTTGTATTGTGCTGGTTATTATGTAATTAAATTTGAAAAAGGCTGGGTTAAGAGCTTTTGTCCTAAGGCAATTACTATAGAACGCAACGACCATAAAGGTCCTTTTAAAACAGAAATTGAAATGAAAATGGTATTAGCAAATGCAAAAAACGATTAATACAAGTCCTATTACACAGTTTGCTCAGTTGTTGCGTGCAACTGAGTTATCTCAACAAAAAGAAGTAAAAATGCCAATTCAACAAGCTAGATTACTTAATTTAGCACTAACTGAACTTTTAGATCAAATTAATCGTGACTACGGTGAATTATTAGAAGCGTTAAAGCAACAACAAAGCAGCGAAGTTATTACTGTTAATCTCGATGGCGGTTTCTTTAGTGAAGAAAAATAGGATAAATATACGTAGTTAATAGGAGGACCTCATGTCGAGACCTAAACCACGTATACTTTTAGAATACACTGATCCAAATACAAATCAAATAGACCAAATTTTAGAAGCTGATGCAATATGGGCTGTATACTATCGTAATGAACCGATTAATTTAAAAAATATATCTAGCAACAATAGTTACAAGTACAAAAAGACCAGCTTCTCAAATGAAGGGCATGCACACAACTTAGCTAAAAAGCTAAACACTACATTTAATTGTAGCGACTTCGCTGTACTAAAGCTATTTAAAGGGGTTATAGTACGATGATCACGCAAGCTGCATTAACAAAAATCTTCTTAGAGCAGTGGGGTAAGAGTTCAGATGACACTAACGTGAAATTATTTTCTCGTAAATGGTGGCAATCAGTTCGATCAGAAAAACCTGCTGCATTAAGATTATCTGACGACGGATTTGAATTTCTAACTAAAACATTAGACCTCAAAGCATACGAAATTCCATTTACAGATACAATAGAACTCAGTCCGCAAACAATCATTTTTTTAGAAAGATATATTGACTGCCCTTATTACTTAACTTATAAAAGCATAACAGTATTCAACGAACGCAAATGTGTTGAATTGTATTTCTTTTCAGATGACATACGGAGATATGGATTATCTAAAGCAATGCGAGAACGGCAAAACAACTTGTAAAAAGTTCTTGACGTTTGTTAAAAATACTGTATAATATGCAGCATAGTTAGTTAGCAACGCAACAACTTACGCACTGCTTACTTATTATATTTAACTTTATTTTTTTAACTCACTATGAGGAATTACACTATGAGCAACGAAATCACTTCACGTACAGTCGGTCCTAAAAACGCTAAAAAATGCTTACGTAAAGCGTTTAACAGCAAACGTCCAATCTTTATTTGGGGTCCTCCAGGCATTGGTAAATCTGATATTATTAAACAATTAGGTAGTGAGTTAACTGCACATGTGATCGACGTGCGATTAAGTTTATGGGAGCCAACAGATATTAAAGGTATTCCATACTTTGATTCAGTAGACCAAACAATGGTATGGGCTCCACCTTCAGAACTTCCTAGCAAAGCGTTTGCTGCAAAACACAAAAGCATCATTTTGTTTTTAGACGAGATGAATTCTGCTGCGCCTAGTGTTCAAGCTGCTGCTTATCAGCTTATTTTAAATCGTCGTGTTGGTCAATATGAGTTGCCAGAAAATGTTGTAATTGTTGCTGCTGGTAACAGAGAAACAGACAAAGGTGTTACTTATCGTATGCCAGCCCCGTTGGCTAACAGATTTGTGCATTTAGAAATGGCTGTTGAATGGGATGATTATTTTGACTGGGCTACAGAAAACAATATTCATCCAGACGTAGTTGGTTTCTTAACAGCAAGCAAACAGGACTTGTATACATTTGATACTAAATCGAGTTCACGTGCATTTGCTACGCCACGTTCGTGGAGCTTTGTAAGTGAGTTGCTTGCAGATAACGATGTTGATTCTGACACATTGTCCGATCTAGTTGCAGGTTCAATTGGCGAAGGACTTGGTATTAAGTTTATGGCACACAGACAGTTTGCAAGTAAATTGCCTGATCCACGCTCAGTACTTGAAGGCAAAATTACAAAATGTGAAACTAAAGAGATTTCAGCAATGTACTCATTAACAATTAGTTTATGCTATGAGTTAAAAGAGGCTGCTAGTAAAAAAGTACCTAATTGGAATGACCAAGTTAACAATTACTTCCTGTTTTTAATGAATAATTTTGAAACAGAAATTGCAATTATGGGTACTAAACTTGCATTGTGCCAATACAAATTACCTTTAGAGCCAGACGAAATTGAATGTTTTGACGATTTCCATGCTAAGTATGGCAAATATATTACTGCTGCTAGCGGTCAGTAATTTCAAAGCAGTTGACACCGCCGCAAGGCGGTGTTATACTTTACACTTACTAACAAAATTAAGGAGTATTTTATGGCATTAGATACAATCGTAGACAAGATTATCGTAGCTCGCGTAGGCTTATTATTACGTCATCCATTCTTTGGCAACATGGCTACACGTTTAAAAATTGTCGACGGTACAGATTGGTGTCCAACTGCTGCTACTGACGGTCGTTCTATCTTTTATAATCGCGAGTTCTTTGAACCACTAACTGTAAAACAAATTGAATTCGTTATTGGCCATGAGATCCTGCACAACGTATTTGATCACATGTCACGCAGAGATGGTCGTAATCCTAAAATCTTTAACATTGCATGTGACTACAATGTAAACGGTCAATTAATTCGTGATAAAATCGGCGAAGTTCCGCCTGTTATTAAAATCTTTCATGACACTAACTATTACGGTATGGGTTCTGAAGAGATTTATGACAAGCTAATGGATGATCATGACGAACAGTCACTTTCTCAAATTGGTGAAATGTTAGATGAACACGTTGACTGGGAAAGTAATCCTAACGGCAGTGGCCGTCCGCAATATACTAAAGACGAATTGAAAAAGATTCGAGACGAGATTCGCGAAGCTACTATGGCTGCTGCACAAGCTGCAGGTGCTGGTAATACTCCGGCTAGTGTTGCGCGTATGATTAAAGAACTTACTGAACCTAAAATGAACTGGCGTGAAATTTTACGTCAGCAAATTCAAAGTACTATTAAAAATGATTTTTCATTCATGCGTCCTAACAGAAAAGGCTGGCATATGAATGCTATTTTGCCAGGTACTAATTATGATGAAACTATTGATATCTGTGTTGCTATTGATATGTCAGGATCGATCGGCGATGATCAAGCTAGAGATTTCTTAAGTGAGATTAAAGGCATTATGCAAGAGTATCAAGAGTTTAATATTAAACTGTGGTGCTTTGATACACAAGTATATAACGAAGCTGATTTCAATGCTTACACTATTACAGAGTTTGACCAGTATCAGCCAAAAGGAGGTGGCGGCACAGACTTTGATGCTAACTGGGAATACATGAAAGAACATGATATTCAACCTAAAAAGTTTATTATGTTTACTGACGGTTACCCATTTGGTAGTTGGGGTGATGAAGCTTACTGCGACACAGTGTTTATCATACATGGCAATAATACAATTGTTCCACCATGGGGTGAGTTTGCTTACTATGAGTTTGCTAAGGAGCCAGCATAATGGCTCTAAAAAATGGAAAACCGAATCCATTAAATTACTTTAACATGCGTAGGGTGGGCTTTGCCTGCCCTCACTTTACGTATTTCAAAATTAATAAATTTAATCCAGAATTAGTCAGATCTATTGACAGTTGGATTGCTAAAAATTTAAATAATCGATATTACATAGACAAGGGGATTTCATTAGATTCATCTAATTCCATTGTCTATAACATTACTATTGGGTTTGAATCTGAAAAAGATCTTAGCTTTTTCACAATTGCTTGCCCTGAAATTAATTTAAGATAATTAATTATATTACTAACCATAGAGGAAAACACATGACAGAAACAACTCAAGACGCAGTACAAGACGAAGTAGCACAAGAAACAGCTCAAGAAACAGCATCGAATGATCTTACTATTAATGACTTAAATGCAATCAAAACTATTTTTGATATTGCAATTTCAAGAGGTGCATTTAAACCAAATGAATTAGTACCTGTTGGTCAGACATATGCTAAATTAGAAAACTTTTTAATTGTTGTTGCTAAACAAGCTGAAGCACAACAAGCTGAACAACAAGGCGCATAATATGGCCGAACTTAAACATGTTGGTAGAGTTATTAGCTCCGGCAAAAAATGCATTGTTGCATATCGTACATTACCCGGTGAGGCATATAATTGCCTAATTGTTCCTACTGAAAATTTACCAGATAGTTATCACGATGCGATTATTAATTTAGTAGAAAGCAATGCCGGACAAGCTGCTTATGAATTTGCGGAAGCATTAGCACGTACTAATTTTCCAGATGGGTATGTTATGTTAACTGCATTACATAGTCAAAATAGATTGGTAAAAATTTCAACAGATCAAGTCGAAATGTTACCAACGCATACAGTTTCAATTAAATTGTCCGAGTTAAATCAAATTATTGCAGAACAACGTGGTACAACAGTTGACGAATTATCACTTAAATCGCCAACTAAAATTGAACCGTTCCAAGAAAAAGAAACTGTAAAATCTGAAGAACCAAAATCAGCATTAGTAGAGCTTTTAACTCCCGAGCAAAAAGCTAAACACTATCGTTCAGAAGCAGATCGGTTATCAAAAGAAGCTGCTTCTTTACGTAGACAAGCCGAAGAACTTGTTCCTACAGTTAAAAAATCTAAAACTGATTTGCTAGAAGCAAGAGACGCAGCAGTAGCTGAGGCAGTAGCTGAGGCACTAGAATCAGACAAAGTAACTACTAAAAAAGTAGCTAAGGCAAAAGTTGACAGTCCAAAAGAAACCACTTCCTGAGGATGTGATTGCAGTTTGGCCTGAAGTATTAGAAGAGGTGTCTATTAATAAGATACCTCTTCTTTATTTACATTCCGTAATTGTTAATTTTAAAGATAATAAGTCTTGGGAAATAAAATTAACAGCAAAATTAAAAAAAGAAGGCTGGGAAAGTTTTCAAACAAGTTTGTCTGACTTACTCACTTCATACGAAGATCGCATAGACGATGTTAATTTTAAAATTGACGCAGTTAAAATTAAAAAAGACATTGAAAAATCAACTAATAAATTTTTTAAAAAAAATAAATTATGAACATTAAATTAGTATCATATTCTCAACCAACTGAAGAATTTGCTGAGTTAGGAATTACCGATGCACAAGAACTTATAGCATTTTGTGCAAGAGTAAGTAATCCTTCAAATCAGTTTAATACAGAAACTTCAGAAAAACTCATCAACTACTTAATTAAACATAAACATTGGTCACCACTTGAAATGGTTAATGTATGTTTAGAAATCAATACCACCCGTGATATTGCACGTCAATTACTACGCCACGCTTCATTTAGATTCCAAGAGTTTAGTCAACGTTATGCAGATCCAACTGATGACTTGTCTTTTGAAATACGTGAAGCACGTTTCCAAGATCCTAAGAATCGTCAAAACTCTATCACAGTTAATACTGTTGAAGAAGAAGCAATTAATAACGAATGGAAACTAAGACAGCAATATCTTATTGAAGCAGCAAAAGTACAGTATGCATGGGCAATTAGCAAAGGAATTGCTAAAGAACAAGCTCGTGTTGTTCTTCCAGAAGGTAATACTAAAAGTCGCGTGTATGTTAACGGGACGTTGCGCTCATGGATTCACTACATACAAGTGCGCAGTAACGTGGATACACAGCTTGAACACAAACAAGTTGCTGTAGCATGTGCGCAAGCAATTAGCGCAGTATTTCCAATGGTAAATGACTTTGTTTATAAGGAAGAATCAGAGACATTTGTTACTATTCCCGATGTTATTAAAGAAGATCTTGTTGAACATAAACTGGTTAACTGGTGGCAACACTTATTTAATTTTTATAAACACTAATCACAAAAAAGCCAGCATTGCTGGCTTTTTTTATTTCTCTATTATCGTATTACGGACGCCATGCTATTAACACATATCCCGGACGTCCGGCTGTACCTGAATTAAATATAGTTTCTTGGGTAGATTCGACTAAACTCCCGCCACTACCACCTCCACCGTACGATGTTGTGTTTACGCCGCCAGCACCGCCTGCAGTTGTAGTAACAGATGTAGATGTATTAGTTTTACCTGGTAATCCTGCACCTCCGACTTCTGCAGCACCAGCTCCGCCAGCACCGCCTGCAGCTGCAACTCCTGACGAAGAACTGCTTCCATAATTACCGCCCGATACAGTAACTGATACACCTGTTCCTGTTATTGAACTAGAACCGCCAACTTGCCCAGCTGCACCTGCAGATGTGTCGTATTGTCCAGTACCACCTTTACCGCCTGCTCCGACTACTACTGTAAGTTCGTCCCCACTTGTAACAGCTATAGTGGTAACTTCACCGCCGCCTGCACCGCCGCCTGCTCCGCTACTACCATTACTTGTGCCTACTCCAGCAGTAATAAGATTTTTAGGTTTACGTGTCGTCCATAAGATATCTTCTTCTCTATAAAAATTTTTGTTATCGTTTGTACTATGAATAGCAGGATCAAATAATGTGTCTGACCCGTCATCAACTCTTAACGTTGCAGCAATATAATGCCCATCCGCTGTACCAACTGTAGTAATAGTAGCAATCTTTCCACTATTTACTGTTGCAACTGTAATTACGAGATTATTTACGTCAGTACCACCTAAATTACGACCACTAATTGTAATTTGATCACCTACTGCATAATTTTTACCCGCTGCATATATTTTAACAGTCGTATACACTGTTCCGGCTATTGTTACATTAAACTTTGCACCAGTACCGGTACCTGTAACATTTGTTCCTACTAAGGCTGAATACGACGCGGCCTTAATTGTTGCGGATACTTCAATTTTACGATCAAATTTATTAGTTAGCGTAATAGATTTAGTTACTAATGCCCATGTACTAGAACTAAACGAATGTTTAGTACCATTAAGTGTGATATATCCTGAATTATTTCCATAATAGGTTAATATATAATTTGTTAATTGTTTTGGTGCAGCAAATGATGTTCTATACGATGCTTTAATCGTAGTTGTTCCGGCACCGCCGTAGATTCCATATTTGTTTAAAAATGCAGTTACGTCACTTGAAGCTGTTTGTGTTGGATAAGATGTATAAACAGAATTATCAATAGTTAATGCAGTTCCGCCTGCACCACCGCCACCGCCTCCTGCACCAATTACTACAACATTAGCATGTGCAATTCCTGCAGGAACAGTAACTTTGTATGTTCCCGATTCAATATATTCATAAGACTCTATAGCTTGTCCAGCACATATCGGTGAATACGAAACTACCGCAAACGGATTTTCACCTACAGCTCCTGGCGGCACTCCGTTTATTCCTATTTCTCCTGCTATACGAGAAAAGGTTGCAGGAACATACGACACACCGCCGCCACCGCCGTAACGTGGTCCGCGTCTATCATTGTTGTCATCAATACCAGTAGTATTGTTTGTACCTCTGGGTGCCCCTGCACCACCGTTGCCATATGTTGGTGCAACTGAAAATCCAACGTTATCAACTGATGAGCTATACGTTGTAACAAATGTCGGTGCTGCTCCATTTCTACCAGATCCGCCGTCATTGGTCCATTGATTACCACCTGCGCCGCCGCCTGCTGCAACTGCAATTACTGTTCCTTTATCATTTATACCAGGATATACTACTGCGGCGCCACCGCCTGTTGTTCCTGCTGCAATTTTCCAGCCACTTGTTTTAGCAGGGCCACCGTCTGAACCACGTATAAATTTAAAATATAAACTTTTTGATAAAATATTTTGAACATTAACAGTACCAATAACAATGTCACCAGTTGCACCGTACCCGCCTGTTCTACTACCACCAGTATCAACGCCACCGTCACCGGCACCACCATAAAGTTTTATATTAACAAAATTAGCATCTTTTGGAATAGACCATGGTCCAGAGTTTTTTATCGTTTGTTTTATTACTATATGATTCCACTGAATTGGATCAGTTGTTGCCGAAACTGTTTTATTTGTAACAGGATCAGTCACTGTAAATGTTATTGTAAAATTACCACATGGGTCATTATTACTTACAAAATTAGGATTATTATATGCTAACAAAGGAAGAACACAAAATTGTGAATTTGCTAATGTAGTTCCTGTACGATTTTTAAGTGTAGCAGTTTGAGACATCGCTACTCCGCCAATTTGTGTATCAGCTTTAGATTGTTGTCTAACATTTGCCGCAATGGTAGTGTTAGCCGAATTAATAACCCATGATACCTTTAATAATGGCGATGCAGGTAATGGAGTTGAAGTAGTCGATGCTAATTTACATTGAACTACAAATTTATCCCCCGGATACACTACTGCTGGCATATATGTTACCTCGATACTAACTGCAGAAGGCGGATAATATGTTTTAGATGTATCAGCAATATCAACAGTACGAGATGTTAACCCAGTTGCAATTGTTTTTGGGAACGTAGAAGTTGTACTAAATTCGACATAAAACTTTTTAGCTGGTTTATTATCTGCGGTGTCTGCCACTGCAGTTAATGTTAATGTTGCTGTTCTACTTGCAACATTAGCAGTCTGACCTGTTAATGATCCAATTGAAAAACATTTTTCATTAATATACGCCCCTGATGGGTTTTTTATTCGCCAATATAATGGATTTCCATTGTCAGTAGTTTTAGTAGTAACAGTAAATGTTATGCTACTACCGTCGCCGCCTTCATTTATAGACGGTAATAATTTTGACGGTAATGGATTTGTACCATTGTCTTCAACTGCATAATTTTCCGGTGCTGCAGTCTTTGACGAATCTGCTACATTAACAACTCTTGACTTACAAGTGTTTATGTTACCTGTAGGTGTTACTGTACTTGTAAATGTTACATAAAACGATTTAGCAGTTTTATTAGTAGTTGAATCAGGAGTAGTAGATAATGTAAACTCTACAGTTTTATTTGCACTTACTAAATCAGTAGTACCTGTAAACGATGATATATTAACAAAATCAGTAGTCTGCATTCCAACTGGGAATATTTTATATGTTAATGCATGTCCGATATCTGATTCTTTAGCAGTAACAGTAAATTTTATAGTATTACCGCTTTCACCTTCATTAATTGTTGGATTTCCGGTAGATGGAGAACCGTCATCAACTACTGATAAACATAAGTAATCAGTAATAGTAATAACAAGATCGTCAACATTACTAATTGGATTTAACGAATCATCAGTTAATGCAATCTTAAATGTTCGATTAGTGTTAGGACTTGATAACGGATTATCAATACTTGCCTTAAATGAAAAGATAAATGTGCCGTCTGATTTTACTGAAGCAGTATTAGAAGATGGCATAACAACATGAGATGGTATAAAGGTTGAATCATTATCACTTTTAACTACTGACCATCTTATTTTTTTAATTGTGTTATCAGGAGCCGACGCAGGACGAGTAACAGTAATAGTAATAGGATCTCCTTCCATTATACTCGCAATTTCTGTGTCGCTAGTTGCTGATGCAGTTGCAATAATTCCCCATGTTGGGTTAGATTCAACATAAATTATTTGATTTCCCGGATCATTAGTTTGAATTTTTACAGCATTAGATGTATCAGAAATTCTAATTTGATACGATCTAGTATTATCAATATTGTCATTTGTAACTGTTATTGCAAACGTTCCTGAGTTAGTTGCAGAAAACACTTTAAATGTACCAGACAACGCGCCAGGAGTAGTTTGTGTAACATTAGCACTAGTATTAACCTGAACAGTCGAAATAGACGAAACACCAGTCGAAACAACTTCCCATTTATAGAACGTGTCAGCTGAAATAAACGGTGTAGTTACTGTAAATGTAACTGCAGTTCCTTCATTTGTATAATACGGCGCTGACAAACTTGGAGTAATTGTGTATACTGTATTTTCAGTTCTGGTAATAGTTTCAGTTGACACTAATGCAGTAGGTAACGCTGACTGAATTGGAGTACTAGGTGCAACATCACTTAAAATAATATGAAATTTCTTATTACCATGTTTTCTATTCAATTTATTTGCAAATGTTAATGTAAAACTTGCTGTTTTAGCGGTAGGGCTTGGTACTAGTGTACCAGCTAACGGTTGGTTAGTTGAAAAATCATTTGAATCTATTTTATTAGTATTTGCAGTTTCTTCAGTTGTAGTTTGAGCAAGATACCAATATACCTTTGGCAATGTTGATACAACTGCAAATGTTACTGCGGTTGACTCAGTTATGTTATATGGTGATTCAAGCACTGCACCGTTAACTTTTGGAACAATTGTATTTTTTACACCTGCGGTTATAGTTATTGTTGGATTACCTGATACCGTTTTTTTACCACCGTCAAAATCAGTAATTTGAACTGTAAACTTTTTAGTATCAAGAATTTTTTCAGCATTGGTTGTAACAATAAATGAATACGAAATATCAGTTGCATTAACTGTAATATATCCAGATGTAGACATCATACCTACTAAATTGCTACCAAGTAACTCCCATTTCCAAGGATTTGATAATTTAGATATCTTTGGAGTAGTTAATGTATAAGTTATAGATGTACCTGCAGTAACAGTATAAGATGCTGAGGGTAAATTGTATCCTACTGCAGTAGGAGTCAATGTGTATCCTGTAAGATCTTGTATACTAACTACGTCTGATTGCAAATCCGGAATAACTTCATATGCACCGCCAGTTCCTGGTTTTTTAAGTATAATATGGAATTTTTCAGTAACTTCAGCAATACTATCAGTTGCAGCAGATAATGCAAATGCACCAGTACCATTTGCGCCAATTGCTACAGTTCCAGTCATTGACGGTGAATCAAAATTATAAATATTTGCAACAGTAAAATCTGCGCCAGATACACCAGTACCTGAATTACCAGATTCAGGTACAATTGTCCATTTTAACAATGTGTTTGTTAACGGCGTTGTAATATTAAATGTTGTCTGAGTATTTCCTGCTTCAGAAATTAACGAATTAGTTACAAAAATTGAATATTTAACCGTGTCGACTAATGTTATTGGAAGATACCCAATAGCTTTAGATGCTACCGACCCTTTATGAAATTGAAAAATAAATACTTCAGCACCTTCATTTATTAAATCAGGAGTTACTACAATATCTTCTATAGTAACTGTTCGTGGATCACTTGATCCCTGTACATGGATTGCTGCAGAACTTTGAATTTTACTTAAATCATCTACTATTCCGCCCGGTGCTACACTATATGCCGACCAAAAACAATTATCAGTCGGTAATACATTAGTAGTAGCAACTTGTAACCTAATTGTACTGCCTTCAACAAATGTTAAACTATTTGTTAAGGTGGTTACTACTGCTGTTGGTTTTCCTGGTGGTTCCGGCTCAGGTGCTCCTTGAGAATTGTCATATATTAGCACGCCCGGACTTACACCTCCTTTAACTACAGGATTGTCGTATCCGCCTTCTCTAATTTGTATATAAAATTTTTCATTTCCTTCTGAAGTTTGATCATCATTCATTGATCGAATAATAGTCGCTTTATTTTTATATACCTTAACAGTATCTCTTAATAAACCATCTTTAAAATCAGAAGCAGTAATCGTTCCAGCAGACGATGCTGTTGTCCAGTACAATACTGTTCCGTCATCCATATATGG